CAAGAATGTTAACGCGCTTTAATTGTTGGGGTACTCCGCCTTGTGGCTTGGATGGTTCAGCTTTGACGACTTCAGGTTTGGATTCTTCTTCTCGACTCTCCTCAGCATCCAGCACCGCACGAACGACAGAACCCGTACCGCCGTTATTGTAAAGAGATAAGCCAAATTGATCGCCCAAATTGATGGCACACCGTTTGAAAGCCTGGCTCTCAGCAGTTTTGATCGCCATGTCGTGAGCGTCAGCTCGGCTAGGATTATTCTGCGAATCACCGACAGCGGCTTCGGTATAAACTGCATCTTCCATTCCTCCAGTAAAAATTGTTAGACGCATAGTTGCGCGGTAGGCAACAGTCCATCTAGTCTTGCCATCTTTTTCAATGCTGGTTTCAAAGATTGGTTCCATGTCAACCAGTTCAGCGCTCCAGTTAGCAAATCCAAAAATACGGATTAAGTGAGCGCGTACATCCCAGGCTTCTAAGTGAGCAAACCCCTTACCATCTTTACCAACTCGACTAGGGTTAATCCCCTTTAATAGTTGGTCTGTCTGATTCTTTCTTAGACTCATGTAAGAATCTCCATCTCCTCGTTGATTGACCCGTAGGCCATGTTTAGCGCTGTTAACGCTGCTTGCCGGTCTATTGTTCCCAGCTCAAAGATCAACTGTTCTACAGTGACCCTTGGTAGCACGTAATCTCCGAACAACGTGCGAATGAAGTTAAACAACAGTTGCTGTTCGTCTAACTCGAAATAATGCCCTTCAGCCCTGTATTCACTGGACGAAACGCGATCAGGATCTATCTCACCAAAGAGACTAGATACCCTTAGTAATTGATTAACTGCGGTAGTAACACGATAGTTACCCATACTCTACTCCTTCCCCTTACGGGGTTCCATGGGTCTAACCATACACGTTGCCACTGACATGTCAATTAGCGTAGTGGGGTGTGTCGCCACTAGGATAAGGCTATGAACGTTACAGAGTACCTCCAAATAGATGATCCCCTAGAGCGCCTAGCTGCGCTGAGTGAAGAAATCCGCATACGCCAAGAAGAAGTACGGGAACTTTCAAAGATCCGCGCTGCCGCTGTGTGCGAGGCATACGAACAGAAACACCGCCCAGCAGTGATAGCCAAGGCAGGCGGATTCAATGAGTCACGCATGCGCCAGATCCTTGTCCAGGCTAAACACCAAAAGAGCTACGACTGGTCAGAGAACTCCAAGGCAACCCAATTTAAAAAGCCAGCAGAATACTAAAAGCAGAACGCCCCACCGAAGTGAGGCGTTCTTTAGCCCACAAGTCTTGGGGAAACTTTAGTTCTAGCCCTAGTGGGGTTTGTTTTAGTTTACAGGCTTAATCGTCGTTGTCGCGCAAAGGAATGGTCAGTAACCATACAACCAGTCCACCGACAATAATGTAGCCAGTGATTAGCTGGGCTGACCCAGTTAATGTTGCATACGCTATTAGTAAGCCGACAAAGGTATAGGTTTCCCCTGTGATTTCACGTAGGTATTTCTTTATCCACTTAATCATTTGATCCTCCTAACTTGCGCTACTTGAGTCACAATCACTGCTGCAACTACGGTATTTTGGGAAATCTCTCGTTCTTCTTCGGTCATGTCAGCGCCTACGTGTCTAAGTGCTTTAAGCGCTTTTCCTGGATCGCTAAAGATTGTGGATAACAATTCAGCTGGGGTATTAAAGATCTCGATAGCATCAGCAACTTCAGCGGTAAGAATGACACCGTTTTCCAATGTGACCGGTGTGTCTGGAGGTAAGTCTGAGTAGTCAAGGCCAGATGCTATAAAGTCTTCATAAGTTAAAACTTGTACAGGTTCAGTAACGTTAGGCGTTACTACTGGAGTAGGAGATGGTGATTCACTTTGAGTAGGTTCAGGTATTGGCGTTGGCTCTGGGTCCAGCGTTGGTTCAACGCTTTCGACTGGATTAGGGCTAAAACTTGGCACAGGTTCTAAGGTTGGCTCAGGAGGCGCTGTAAGCGATTCTGACGGACTTGGGGTAGGAGTTGGCTCTGGCGTTGGCGTTGGTTCTAAAGTTGGCTCTGGAGTCGGCGTAGGACTTGGAATTTCTGTGGGACTAGGCAAAATCGTTGGTTCTGGTGTTGGCTCTGGGATTGGTGTTTCAGATGGGACTACTGGTGGATCTGTGAAAGATGATGGAGTTGGGGCAGGTGTTACTTCAATGGGAATACCTCCATCACCAACATCAAAGGCAGCTTCAATAGTTACTACTGGCTCACCTTGAGCAAAACGGATACCGCGACGTAAGTTTTCTGGTGTCCAGCCAAAAGTAGTTATCTCCCCATGCCAGGTTCCGCTTGGGTACTTGTTGATAACCAATCGGATCTGAGTTAGTTCACCCGTTGATTGTGGGAATGGACGAACGCTCCACTCAGCGCAAAACGTGTTTTCAGTAGAGCCAAATGAAAGATAAGCGCCTTGACCAAAAGTAACCCAGTCATAACCTGCAACAGATACTGACGGCGTTTGCGGGTAATCCCAGTAGGTGCCGTCTGGGTTACCAAAAGTAAGCGTTCCATTAGTTGAAACATAAACATTCTCGTACTCGGTTGTACCTAACTTAAGTGTGTAAGGAAGATTGGCGGCGAACGCGCTATCGTCGTCACCGGTATAGGTGTAAGTGTTACAGATTACTTGAGCTGAGGCTGGGGAAGTTATTGCAAAGATTCCAACCATCAAGGCAACCATGCCAAGCCGGAATACTTTTTTCACTAAGGTTGCCACCACTTAAACTGGCGCTGATCTGAATAGCATTTACCGCCTACAACTTTGTATTGTGCAACTATCGGATACTTAGTTTTTGATTCCCACCACATCGAACCTTGCCAGTCGCGTGTTGTGTTCTTGTTAAATGAGAACGTAGTTGTACCTGTGGTGTTTTTCTTTCCGTTTGGCAATAGACGAGCAATGCGAATCTTTACATACTTAGGTCGCTTAGTGCAGTTAATGTGCAACTGTGCAAAAAATAAGGAACGATCCCCACCTAATACAAAAGGCTCACAGCCACCGAAGTTTTGCCATTTACCAGTAACTCGCTGATCTTTTTCAGACTTGCATAAACCAGACTTTTTCGCCATTGAAACAACGTAAGGCTCAACAGCGCTAGCTTGAACTTGTGACCCAAAGAGAAATAAAAACGCTATCACGCAGGTCGCGATACGCTTGCGCATTACTTCTTTTTTACAACAGGTGCAACAACTTTGGCTTTTACTTTTTTAGCAACTGAAGCCTTCTTGGTTCCAATAAATTTTGCTGGATCTAGATCTTTGCCAGCGCTCCAGCGCACCGCAGAGCGATATTCTGCGTGAAGATGGGGACCCGTGGAATTGCCTGTATTACCAGATTTTGCAATGACCTGCCCCTCAGAAACTTTGTCGCCTGGCTTCACAAGAGTCTTTGAAAGGTGAGCATAAATGAACCAACCGCCATCAACTTTTTGGACCAACTGGGTGCCATATGCAGAACCCCAGGATGCGTTTTCAATTTTGCCATCAGCAACTGCCAAAACATCGGTACCAGTTGGAACTGCGTAGTCCACTCCTGTGTGGTAACCCTTGGACCAGTGCTTGCCTAGCTTCTTATAGGGCGTACTTGGAGTCTTGTTTGCAATTGGTGAACCCATTACTTCTTTTCCTTTTTCTTAGCGATCTCGGTAAACACAGCTTGAATTTCTTCATCATCTAGTTTTCCGTCTTTAATAAATCCAAGGGCAAGGGCAGCGGAGACGCTGAGTACAGCAGTGCCAGCAGCAAGAAGCGCAGCCTTCAATGGCTCAATTCCGGCGATAGATCCAACGGCGACAACAGCGCCAATTTCAACAATAACAAGGGCGATCATAAGTTTGGCGATTTTAATTACTTTGCTAGGCATGTCCTAATTTTACCACGCAAATAAAAAAGCCTCAGTTACCGTCTTCCCCTACGGTTTCTGAGGCTTTCTATGGTACTGACCCTATAGGTGTACTGAATCATTTGCAAGCGCTGTATATGCCACCGCATCAATCCAAGAATCTTCATGCGATGGTTCAATACTTGCTCTTACCAGTTTCAGTGCAGCCATCATAGCTTGTACCTGGAACGGCGGTATAGGTTCTCCAATCCCGATGATGGAAGCCCATGCCATCCCAATACGGCGAGCGGTCTCAGTTGCATCGCCATAAGTTTCTTGTCTTGCTCCGTTAATAAGTTCGTTTGCTGTTTCTAAAGTGTTAGCAGCTTTCTCGTACATTCCATCTCCTATACAACTTCCATGTCCGACCAGAAGCGCTTGTCGTGCTGTCCGACCAGCATAGTCAAAGTTCCAGGAGTTGACCATACCCCAGCCATGTCGAGATACCACTTGGACCCGCCATCAAGCGACGGACACTGCCAGCGCCACCAAGGTCCCATGTCTTCACCCTTAACGTGATGCTTGTGCGCTGTGAACCATAGGCGTGGTTCTACACCGTAGTCCCGCAACAAACGAATTGACTGCCCGCGCAACCAGTCCACTTCCTTGCCTTTAATCGTATGACCATGAGTAAACGCGCAAGGCACACCAGAAATGTCGTACTGCATTGACATTTCATCATGGGGAATAACCCAGCGATCTACGTGGTCGGTATCCGCGAAGATTCTCTCTAGGGTATTTGCTAAGAATCCATCAGCGCTGTCGGAGTCTGACGTTACTTGCTTACCCCCGCGACGCATCCATTCGCCGTGGTTTGATAGCACCGATAGAAATGTAGTGTGATCCGCTAACGGCGATAGTGTCTTAATGCCGGTAGTCCACAGATCCAGCGCTAGAAGTAATTGTTCGCGCTGAGTTAGTTCAACTGTAAATAGCTGAGAAGAATAGTTGCCATCGCAACCTTCAGTTGGATCACCCATGTTTGAGATAACTAATCCCTCAATGTTGCGACCCATCTTTTTAAGTTCTTTGATGCGCTTCTCGGTCTTCTCGAAAGACTCGTACACGCGGTCTACGGTTTCAGTAACACCGCTCTTGCCAAGTTGCCAGTCTGCCCAATGCACCACGAATGATGATGGTTCTCCAAGTCCAGTTCCTAGTGTCTTCCTGATTGGCTTCCAGCGCTCCACAGAAGCCCGTAGAGCGTCGAACTCGTCCTTGCTTATGCTCGCTTCGGTACGCCTCTTAAAGATCGCCTTGTAGCTGTACATCCAGACTGTATCGCGGTCACCATTCTCTAGGCGCTTTGACTGTTGCCACTTGGACATGCGTACCTTGTCACCTTCAACCTCAAATACGTCAGGATCTAGTCCAAAGGATTTCAGGATTGGCGACCAG